GGTGATGCTGCTTTGTGCGTTGCGCTGGAAACTATACAGACCCCAGTTAAAACGCATGGTGGCCTGATCCAGTCTTTCCACAGTAAAGCCCACAGGCACTGGTGCAGTAAATGTAGTCAGGTTGCCAGTATAACCAATGGCCGAGCTGCTGACCACAGTCTTCAATGGTCCCAGACGACGAATCACTTCAACTGCCACACTGGTGGTGGCAGAAATCTGACTCTGCACTGCTGTAATGTCTCGATTGGCACTGACAATAAAGTCTGGCGTACCAGTGGCTGTCTGTGCAATCAAATACACATAGTACCAGGTATCAAAATCCTGTGTGCCAGCAATGGCGCCCAGGCTGCTGTTGTAGGGTGAATTCACACTCAGTGTCCAGCCTGTGGTCCAGGTCTTGGTAATACTGGTGGTCAGGCTGACCATGCTGACTGTGCTGGTTGTAACAATGGCAGCGCCAGTGGTGGAATAACTGTAATGAGTGGCAGCGCCTGGTGTTACTGTGATGCGGTTGTTGACAACATCATAGTTATACAACAGGCCTTCACACAGGTTGGGGAAGAAATAGGGATTGACGTTGAATGCACGATCGGATGTCAATGCACCGCCACCCTGCAGTCCAGTGCTGGCAACAACTGTGGTGCTGCTATCGGTTTTAAACTGCAGATTGTATTTTACAAAACCTGTGTGTGCAATGGCATTGCTGCTGTCAGTACCAGCCAGCACGGCTGCTGCCATGGTGCTGGTGTCAATGATTGGAGTACGATACAGCACCATGCCTGATGTCTGAGTATCCATCATCCTGGTATAGGCCGCAGTGTCTACACCAACTGCACGGAAAACTTCCAGACCATACAGGCCGCGCACAACCACACCGGTGGTATAGACGCTGACGCTGGTTACGTTGGCATTGCCCAGTCCTAATTCCAGAGCACCACGCGTGGCACTGACGCTGGCACCAGTGGCGCCCAGACTAAACATGCCACGACCGTTGAGCACCAGCAGCAGGGCATCGGTCAGTCCGGAAATTTCATTTTCAACACCGGCTGCACCGGCCAGATTGGTGACGGTAACAAAACTGCTACCATGAGTGCCCAGAGTGCGCAAACTGGTGGAGCTGCCAGCCACAAATTTATTCAGGCTATCACTCCAGCGCAGGACATTGCCTTTCACAGTATTTGAACTGAGGTCAACTCTGAGTGTGTTGCTGCTGCTGCCAGCCAGAGCCACATAGAGCTCGGCAAAATTGGCATTGATTTTTGTGCCGCCGGCAAACAACGAATCGCCGTCGTTGTTGTTGGGGGTTCCTAGATTGATTGGGGTATATGACATGGTTCAGTTATCCGTTGGTTTGAACAAAATCAAAGGTCGAGCCTGGTAGAGCATCGCCTGGATTGGTCGTTACTGTGTATTTATCGGTTAGATTGGCGAGATCTGGATCATCAAATACACTGGTAATGGCCTGGCGAATAACGCTCTCAGTTTCTGCTGGACCATAGTAATAGAGTTTCAGGGTAAAGGTAAAGGTCCAGATAATCATGCGGCTGGTGGCCACATCGCCTTCGTAGCTGTCGTCAAAGGTTACACTGTTGAGAATGATGGGCAGGTCGTGCTTGATGCCCATGCTGGGTATGTAGTTTACACTGACATTGAAATCGGGATTGAAGGCTGGTGCAATCTGTTCAAAGATCTGCAGGCCGTCGTCCTGATTTTTTGCATAGGCATACAGGTTAACTGTGAGATTGTAGGGTACTGGTCCATACACACGCTTGGCCTGTGTCTCACTGATGGTGGCCGACGTCTTGTTGTATACGTTGATTTTTCGCTGACCGTCATACTCAAAGGCTATGACCTCAAAACTCATGCGCGGTAAAATTACCTGAGCCTGTTTTGCCTCTGGGTCGGGCAGGGCATTGATACGCGCCAGCATCTTGTTCTTGGCAGCATAGGCCAGAGGCACTCTCAGACTCTGCACCAGATTGCCTGCAGCATCCCGACGGCGAATATGCAGGTTGTTGAACATTACGCCAAAGGCAATGATGGCCTTGCGGGTAATGCCGTGATAATAGGTCTTGTTGATCATACAACTTCACCGAAAGGATTGACTTCACTGAAGTCCAGAATGTCAACAGCCAGACGTCTGATGTCCAGGTTGTTGGCCTGATTGTCCTGAACCTCAATGTCCATGGTGTGTTGCTGCAGCAGGCGTCCAGCGTCCAGGTCGTCATAGAGTAAACTATCCAACAACAGGGCTCCACCGGCTTCCAGAGTCAGTCCATAGATCTCTGAATCCAGGCTCAGGTTGTCTTCGATGCTGTCCACCTCGGCATTGCCAGTGTCGAACTTCTCGCCACTGTACTGCACCAACTCGCACTGTACTTTATACACATAAAGTTTGCCCAGCTGATAGAATGGATCGTGAGTGTCCACCTTTTTAATTTCCAGATAGCTCTGGGTCATGGGCAGATAGATGATGTCGGCTTCTGCAGGACGATTGGGCAGAGCCAGCTGAGTATCACGACCAGCAGCCACAGCATCAGTCCAGCGGTTACGACTTATTAAAAAGGTGCAGCTGTCTCTGATCTCTATGCCAAATTTCTGCATGAGCTCGCCATCGCCACCAAAGCCATCCACATTGTTCAGATAGGCCTCCAGGGGTATGGCCGACTCATATTTGTTCAGGGGATCTTCGCCATAGAGATCGTCGTAGTTTACTTCGCTGCGTGGCAGGTAGAGAATATCAAATCCATAGATTTTGATGCTCTCTTGAATAAGCTGGTCGACCAGTCGTTGTTCGCTGGTTCTACCTCCAGGTACTCCACTCTGAAAATAGAAATTGGTGGCCATGTCGTTATCCCACCATGAAGTTAGGCGGCTCTACGTAGGTGCTCTGTGCTTCGGTTTCTAAATTGTCAATCTCTGTGATGGCTTCGTCGTAGATCTTTTGACCGTTCAGAGTAACACCGCCAGGCATCTGTATGCCTTCGAACTTTTTAAGGTTCTCGCCCCACTGACGTTTGATCAGGGCAGTGGCATAGCGTTTGAGGAATCGGTCGTTGTACACATCGGTCCAGATATCTGGATCTAAAATTCTATAGGCCTCCACTAAAATGTATTCGCCCACACTGATGTCAGTGTCCCAGTTCATGTCAATGAAGATGCGGTTCTGATGTCGCTGGAATTGAAAGCTCTTGCTGCCCACCAGCAGCATGTCAATCATGGCCAGCTGGGTCTTGACCTGCTGATAGTAGATTAAACTGGTGCTGAGCAGGTTGAACATGTCATTGAGACGCAGCTGATACTGTATGTCCCACATATAGCTTTCGCCAGTGTTGATGGCACTGAAGGGCAGTATGCGCACCACACCCAGCACGGCATCTGACGTTTCCAGATATTGTTTGTCCACCACACCCTGACGGAATGATGCCAGGGTGCTGCTAAAATTGGAACTGACTCCACGTATGGTTTCGCCAGTGGTAAAGGTGCCCAGAGTACCACGTACCAGCAGGCTGGTTCCTGTGCTGCTGGTTAGGGCTTCCGTGGTTACCACAGCATAGGCACCAGATGTCAGACCTATGACTTTTTCGCCGTTGGTAAAACTGGCAGCCGTGCTATTGTTCAGGAAGATGCGACTGGCATCCACCAGAGTGCTGAGATAGACTCTTTCCACACCATCATAGTGATAGTCCTGAAAATACTGCAGGGCATCGTCCAGACGATCAGAAACCTGATCGTCGTCCACGTTGATCTCAGTTACTGGATGTCCAAGTCGGCGCAAGCAGTAATCGATCAGCCCCTGTCTGGTAGATATAGCCATGTCATTTCCTTAAGCCTGAGCTTCTGTCCAGCTGATACGCATGGATCTTAGTGATACAGTACCCGATGACAAGTTACGTACTGACAATACCAACACGTCTGGTCCATTGGGGAATCCCGGAGTTCTGTTACTGCCATCGCCACCGTTGATGCTGTTACCCAGGTCGCGAACATCATTTAATTGATAGGTATTGACACCAGTGTCGGCCAAGAAACTGAAAATCTGTTCGCCACCCAGTGTAATTGTAACTCCGGTGCTGGAACTAGCGTGGTCAATGATCTGGGCCAGGGATGCCGCACCAATCAGACTGACCACAGATGTTGTTGCCCAATCGGTGGGCAGCACTGGTATGCCAAAGTTACCAGGCACCAATGAGCTAAGGACTGTGCTGCTATAAGCGCTGGGATTTAAAATACCAGTAATCTGCAGTGGTCCAGTGGAATTGGTACCAATGGCCAGCAACTTCAACTGCATGCGGTTAACAACTTCTCTGGCGCCAAAGGCACCGGTAATACTGTTGTCCACGCTGGGTGCCAGGCGAATGCTCACAGCCGCAACTGTTGAGTTGGCACTGATGTTGAAGGTGGCCTGCTTGGCGAAACTGAAAACAATGCTTCGGTCGTCGTCGTAGCCACCGTCCATGATCACGCTGGTACCCCAGTGACTAACCACTGGAGCCAGGTTGGTACCAGTAAAGGTAACTGTGGTCACTGCACTCACACCGGCGGAGCCGCCGTCAAATTCTGCTGCTGTGAATGTCACATTGCTGGTTGTACCGCCCAGTAGTCGGCGACTCAGGCCATCCAGCACCCAACCGCTATAGGCTGTATTGGCAAATTTGTCGCTGTAGGTCATGACCTCCTGGGTACCAGTCAGGCCGCCGCTGGTGCTCTGAGTCACTGTAATTTGTCCTGCGCTTGGCCAATACTGGGCATCGTTCACCACCATCTGACTGTCACCGGAACTCAGATTTGTACCGCGGGCCGCAATGTTGCTGGAAATGAATCTGGCATAGGGTCCAACGTTGATAACCTCATAGCGCGCTGGCAAGTTACCAGTGCGCATATAGGATGCATAGTTGCGGTTGTTGTTGGGTGTCTTGTGGCAATAAATGATTTCACCATTGGCACCACGGAAACCATAGCGAATGGTACCGGCTCCATACCAGGTATAGTCCATGTACACCATCTGCATTTTGCTCATGTCCAGTACAAAGCCTGACTTGCCCAATCCATCGCAACGATCCAGGCTCCATGAACTCTGCTCAACCCTGGTGTTTACTGTGAGGTTAATACGAGCACTGAGAGTGGTGGCTCCACGATAGCGGGGTGTAATGGTCAGGGTTGTATCAGTATCCACACTGGTAACCTGATAGCTCTGACCGCGGATAACCACAAAATCGCCGCCATTGCATTGCTTGCTGAATTTGGTGCCAATGCCAGTGACAATGCTGGACCCGTTGGTTACGTTGACCAGTCCATACAATTCTTTGATGCTGTCGCGACGCACTGCATATGTGTACTGACCATCGTATTCCATGTAGAAGCCGTTTTGAGCATCAAACATGCCAACACGCACGGCTGCGCCTTTGAAGTTCTTGATGGTGGCAAAGGGTACACCGCCAGGACTGACGTCCACGTTTGTACTGGTGGTAAAATAGCTAAAGGTCTTGGCCGCAAAGTTTACTGTCTGCACAGTAAAGTTACCATTGTAGTAATTGGCAACGCCTGAATTGGTTTCCACGCCGTCCATGGTGACGGTTACGCCAGTGCTGAATGTTATGGGCTGTTGAATGGTTACTGTGACTGCAGTACCCACTGAACTGATGCTGTTAATGTCCAGAGTGGGTGTAAACTTTGAACCCGAAGACATTTGAATGCCCTTGCCTGACTGGTAACGGAAATAACGTCGTGTCTGGCGAACAGCACTGATGCCTTCCTGCACAGTTCCTGTGCTGACCAACACGCCGCCGTCCTGGGCGCGATGTTGAAAGTAAACTTCGGGGTTCACATAAACTGCACCCACTGATGTTGCCGTACTGGTCAGACCAGCAAAAGCAGTAACACCAGTAGCCAGACCTGATGTCTGAATGCGGAAGGTGTTCATGGACGGTACGTCAAAGACCTTCCAGTTGCCATTGATGACCAGAGCCGCAGTAGGAGTTGGAAAGCCCAGCAGCTGTATGGGTGCACCAGCCAGCAGGCCGTGATTGCTGGCAAAAGCCAGGGTCAGGGTGCTGGTTGCAGCATTGTCACTGATGATGGCATTGCTGGTGGTCAGGGTCAGGTTGGAACTCTGATTGTTGCTGTCCAGGCGCTGAGTTGGCGCAACGCTGGTATAGGGATTGCTGATTGTACCAGTGGCAATGGTGGCCTTGCTGCTGTAGGCAAAACTGGTGGCATTGGGCACCAGATTGATCTGGAAGGTGCCATCGGCATTGGGATCGCTTGCACCGCCCACGGTGACCAGGTCACCAGTAACCAGGCCGTGTGAACCAACTGTGGTGACAAAGATGGCACTGCGGTTGGTCTGGCTGGAGCTGGTCACTGACGATACATTTAAACTGTTACCACCGGCTCGAAAGTAGAAGGCTGGATAATTACTAACAGTGGCAAAGCTCTCCCACTTAATGCCCTGCAGACCATATTCAAAGTCGGTGTCAATCAGAGACTGTGGGGCAGCAATGCGCAGCTTGTTGGTGGCATCCTGTGCAGTTTCACTGAAGTCAATTTCTGTATTGGGCTCGTCGGTCATGATCATCAGCGGATGCGATGACGACATGGCCGTGGTGTTGTAGCTCAGAACAAACTGCGTACCTGTGGTCTGATAGGGATAGGTGTAGCTGGTGATGCCCAGATCGGGATCACTGAAATTGAACAGCACGGTATTGCTGGTGCTGTTCACCACCAACAAGAGATTCTCACGTGGGATGATCTTGTTGGGTATTGTGATTGTCTTGGTACTAGGATCGAATGTATAGTACTCTGACAGGACTTTCTTTGCCATTTTTAATCTCCGAATGCTATAGTGTTAGCGGTAAATGGGTAGCGACTGGTGGTTTGTCTTGCGCTCGATACTGTATTTATCCTAATAGATGCCGTCTCGACTGCTGTCGGCGCACGGAATAGAATAAGTTTTGCACCACTTACCTTATATGTATAGGCAGATTCTGCCGTCATGTCAACAATCCATGGCCCTAACGTGTCTTGTTTTACATAGGGATCCAAGACTCTGCCGTTGAGTACCACCAGCAGGTCCTTGTTATCTGTGTAGCTAAACCCCTCAACGATCTCTGTGCGGTTCACCTTGAGAGTGAACACCTGCCTCAGACTATTGAATTGAGAGTTGAATTTGTCGGTAACTGTGACTGTGTTACCAGATGCGGCCGTAGGCGTTGTGGGACTCCATGCGGATCCGGTCCAGACCAGGGTCTGGCCAACCGCAGGGGCTGATGAGCTTAGAGCGCGGCCATTAAGCGAAACCACATATGGAGCACTAGTGCTCCCACCAATGTCACCTGCGACCCGGACACTTTGGGTGTCCAGGGTTGCAAAGTTATCGTCTAACTCGTCATTGGTGAGCGGCAGCCCCTTGACAGAACGTAGCGTAATTGTCATGGGTAGGCTGCCTTATCTGAATATTACGATACGGTAATGGTCCAGGTAATTTGCAATGTGTCGTCGTTACCCTTGTTAACTGGGTTAAAGGTGGTACGGCAAAGCATGGTACCGGCAATGGCTGATTGTGAGCTATTGAAAATAGCAGCCTCAGTAATGGCAGTGGTATTGGACGTAATGGTACGCTGTGGGTTATTGGTACCAAAGGTAGCAATGTAGGTCACAACACCAGTAGTCTGTGTGGTTGAATTCAATGGGGCGCGGAATGAAGACACAATGTCGTTGCCCAATGGAACTTCCTGCTGCAGTACATAGTCAGCAACTGCGGCTGTGGTTGTACCAGTACCAATGGCCATGTGCGTCATGCAGCTGGTCAGGGCTGAGGTTGTGCTCAGAGCTGTCTGAGTTGTTGTTCCCAACATGCGGGTTGCAATGTAGTTTTTACCAGTTTGCACCACCAGGTTGGGGATGAAGCGGCTTTCTTTAAGCTCGCCGTTTGGGCTGAATAGCTTAATATCAACATTACCGCGCACTTTTTGATTGTCTTTGTTATCGAACATTTCTGTTACTCCTTGTATTAAAAGATAGAACGCGAGTCACCTACATAGTCTTCGGCAAAATAACTGATGTCGGCATAGCTCGTATTTCTTAAAGATCCACCACTGGATACTATAT